TTGCAAACGTGATAGTAGGTCACGAGCAGTTGCAGCCTTATTCGCAAGGATAGCAATGTTAACACTTGCGTTAAACAATGCATAGTGCAACAGATACGAAACCATGACGGTAGACTTACCCGACTGTCTGGGCAACTTACAGATAGTGAAACGATTGTTGTGGAAAGTACCTACCATTTCCTTCTGGAAATCATACATTTTGAAGGGCACAAGACCCTCATCCAGAGAGACAATTTTTACATAGTTCTCAATAAAGTACTGAGGACTATCCATACACTTCTGGTATTCAACAAGTTCTTTCTTCGTCCAGTTCTGGGCGACATTAGCTTTCTTGAGGTTTGGATTGCCGAGGTAAGTAATATCAGGCATTACGGATAATTCTCTACACTCACAAGTTCTCTGTTCTTTATATGCTCTTCTGCAATGTCTTCTTTAGACTGACCGTAGTATGCAACCGCATTGTGTGTGTCAATCAATAACTGATTTAGCGTTGTATCTTCCACAACAAACTCACCCAATATGCGGCCATATTTACCCTTACCATCTTTTCTAGTGCGTAGAACCTGTATCGAATCCAAAGGAAGATGTTTCTGTACAAACTCCTTTGCCATCAGGCCATAGACCTTTTCTTCTTTGTCACTTGTCCTTGACTCAGGTGTATCAACACCATAGAAACGAATTCTCTGTTTGTGCAACCACACACCAAACCCAAGATCAATGTCCACATCAGCGGTGTCACCGTCTATTACCTTAACAATCTTACATGGATACTCATACATAATCGTCTCCTTGTTCTATTTAGTATCTAACGTATGTACCATCTTCATACACAATGGTATTAAGAACATAATGATTATAGGAGGCACCTTCATATCGTGGTTGTTTATTTACTGAACGAAATGAACTTTCTTTTTGTTTTGTATATAAGTACTCTTCATTTTTATCATAATCATATATGTATTTTTTCATTGGCCATTTGTATGTTCCATAGTCACCATTATGTCCAGCATATGGATTAGACAAAGCCCACTTCTCAAAATAATCTGTATAGAAAAATGGATATTCTAGATGATACACAGATGGGTCTTTGAGAAATCTTGGTGAGAGGTATCTTGATAATAAATCATCTATACTCCTAGCAAACCACCAAAGTAACTCCCAACATGTTTTTGGTTTGTATGGAGACATATCAATATACTTTTCAGCAGTGTTTAACATATCAGAATCTTTCATAACATTAATCCAATCGTGGTCTTTAATTTTGAAAAAATCCTCTATAGATGTATATGATGATATTGCGAGAAATAATTCATCTCCCCCGCCACCATTAACATTAATTGTTTGCCCGTCCCATAACTGATCATTGTCATAGACATAGTTATCAAAAGAATGCCACTGCAAATTAATTTTCTTATTAACTAACAAATCATAGAAACGTGGATTTTCTTGTACACTAGCTTTTGATAGATACACAGTAAGACTTGTATCCAACCTTTTAGTTTTCAGCAGACTTACCAATGCACATGTGCTGTCTATACCACCTGACCACCACAATCTTATTGGTTTGCCAATATCCCACAACTCTACAGCCCTACGATTAGTTAACTCTTCGAATGTTGATGTAAAATTTGTTGGAAACTCTGTAAAAGGATTCTCAACTAAATCAAAATAATTATCAAAACAAATTCTAAAACGTGGAGAGTGCATACCAAAATTAGTTGCTAATTTATACTCATCTCTTTCACTTATTTCTGGAAAAGAATTTGTATGATAATAAATAACCTTACTCACTTTTACCCCTCAACATTTTTTGTAACTCAGCGGTGCTACCAACAAATAATGCATTCGTAACACTCTTAGGCCCATGATCAGGAACCTCTTTGAGTTTTTTCATCTTCTCTTGTAGATCACCTAACTTCTCAGTGACCTCTGCAACATTCTTGATTAACTGTCCAGCAACCTCGTATGCCCTTGGGTGTTCACCCTCTTTCGCAAGTTCAAGGATACCTTCAATTGCATTAGAACCCTGTTCAACCAACCGATAGAAGTTCTCTCTTTGGTATTTGTAATCAGCATCAATATCTTCACCCTCTTCTAGCTCTACTGGATAACGAGAAACATCAGACATTTTAGTTTTTGGGTTCAAAGAAGCTTCTGGTGGAATAACATCCCCAACCACTCCAAGCGCTTTATCTATTTCATTTGCCATATGACATATCCTTTACTTATATGTTAGATATGGAAGAGTAGCTTCTTTAGCATTTTCACCATTTCTTTTTTTTGATGCACCACGATAATAATAAGTTTCTGGATCAGCTTCATGTCTCCAAGGACCATAACTTCCTTTTTTGGCACAATACAAATCAAAGTCTCTTCCTGTCTTGCCCTTACTGATAAATTTTTCATAGGTTCTTTGGTAAGCGCATGTACGACATTGATTGTCTTCACATGTATTCAAATCACATTTGACAACTAAACTTTGTAACTCTTTTGGTATTGACTCGTATTGCTCAAACCTACCTATAATTTTTAAACTTATATCATCCCAATCAAAATCATCGCCCTGTGGAACTGGTGTTAGATCACGAATACCGCCCAAGTAAATATCAACACCAGTTGGTTCAACAATAGAACGTAATGTATTATAACCAACGTCCAGTGCTGTATTTTCTAACGATACTCCTATTGATATTGCGTCAGCATCCGTTTCTTTAATCCACAAAGGAAAAGTTTCGTATCTTGGTTTGAGAGCACCTACATTATACTTACTAGAGAAGCCGGGTCTAATTGGTGTACGTTCTTCGACGTAATCAATTGACCAATTTACCATTTGAAAATCAAAATCTCTAACCTCTGATTTCAAAAAAATAACAATTTCTCTTAATTTTTTAATTTCTCTAGAATTATATTCTTCACTCTCAAATTTATCATAAGCGCCTCTTGCAACAATATCAACGTCAGTCTCCGTTAACCAACGATAAAGTGAGTATGTAGAGTTAATCCCTCCAGAAAATGGTATAAGTATTTTCATTTTTCAAAAACCTTCCTTATTCATAAAGTAAATAATGTAAATTTCCATCCTCACCTCGACCCCTATACATATAAGTCTCTGGATCAGCTTCATGTCTCCAAGGACCATAACTGCCGTGTTTCGCACAATACAAATCAAAGTCTCTTCCTGTCTTACCCTCACCGATAAATTTTTCATAGGTTTTCCAATATGACATTTCACGCCCAGCACGACTCTCTGAATTATTCCTAATACACAAATCTTGTAGTTCTTTTGGTAAGAACTCATACTGTTCAAATCGGCCCGTCATGTCTTTTGCAACCTCATCATAATTAAAATTATCACCAATTGATACTGGAATTAGTTCTCTTACACCACCCAAATATATATCAACACCAATATTTTCAATACCAGATTCCCGACGACTTACTTCATAACCCTGAGTTGCTGTATTTTCTAAACATATTCCTATGGATATTCCATCTGCTCCTGTTTCAAAACACCAATTGATGTATCCAGCATAACGTGGCCTAAGAGAACCAATATCATATTTTCCTTTTTTAAATCCCGGCCGGATTGGAATCTGTTCCTTTACATACTGTTTAGGAAACTCACCTAGTTCTAAATCAAAATCACGATATTCTTTTTTAAGGAAGTGTGATACATTTCGTACTCTTTCAAGTTCCTCTGCATTGAAATTATCATTCTCAAAACGATCAACTCCATATCGAACAAAAATATCAACGTCAGTCTCCGTTAACCAACGATAAAGAGAATATGTTGAGTTTACACCGCCTGAGAATGGAATTAATATTTTCATACTAATCCCATAAATTTGTGTTGACTTTCACAAGAAAACAGTCTTTACCAAAACAATCTTCCATATAAGAACTACAATGAATTCTTGAAGTCTCAAACATCACAACCTCACCAATATTCCAAGGAACGGATGCTGCAAAACTAAACCCATGTAACATCTCAATTGGGTGGTGTTGTAGGTGTTCTACCCAAACATCTGAATCAAAAGGTTTGTTAGTGTATCCTATCAAATCACTATAATCATGATCATAGTTCCACCCAGATGCACCGTGTCTTCTATAGAACCTTTCTTCTTCATTCTCAATATTAATTCCAGATTTTGCAGACCAAGGAGTTTTTTGGTCAAAGTATACAGTCTCAGTTGTTCCAGCACTTCCATCTTCTTTATAACATCTTAGTGGAAAGAAAACTGTTGTGTTTGCAGGCCGAGGCATTTGCCCTGTTCTGTTATGTGATTTCCAATTATCACCCAGATAATTTTCACCATCATTATGTATGTGAATTGGCTGTTTGTAATACCCATACCTACCTTGAGTGTTTGGTTCATATCCAATAATTGGTTTTAGAATTTCATTAAAAAGTTTTATCGACTTTAATTTTTCATCTTCAGTAAAAAATTCATGGCTGGTATGACCCTGCATACAACCGCTCATTTCATTTATTGGAAATCCACTATCGGACATTTTTTTGTATCCGAAATAATTTTCATAATTCTTGTGTTTGAATTCTCTAGTCCGATTTAATACTTGTAATTCTTCTTCTAAATTTATTAGATTATCAATTACTGACAAAGAAACATCTGCATAATGAAACATGTTATCACTCATCTTCACCTGTCACTGGATTATAGTTTTTCGCATCTTCAAAGAATGAGGTTACCTCGTTAAAACCAAAATCATCATCTGCATCAGCTGATGTGGGATTTGGTGTAACAGTAAGTCTCTGTTGACGTTTAGGTGCTTTATCTGGCATATCAGTGTATGCGTCAACCTGTACTGTTTTAATAACCTTACTAGATGTGACAGGACCATAGAGATAGAACTTACATGTGAAAGACAATGTATAAATGATAGCTCTTCTTGTCGTAAAGTCTCCCTGATAATCATCCTCATAGGAAATACTGTTTAGAATAACAGGAATATCTTTTTTAACACCCATGTCAGCATTATCATTCATCGTGATTGTATAATCTGGTTGAAAGTACGGAAGAATTTGTTCAACAATCTGTAATGCATCATCAGATTGTTTTGCAAGAATGTAAAGTTCAAAATCAATATTATAAGGAACAGGCATATATTGCGTGTCTAACTGTTCTGACTTATCGCCCTTAACTTTTTTAAACTTTTGCACACGATTTAATTTTCGGCCGGGATCATATGTAAGACCCGTAATCTCAAAACCAATGCGGGGTAAAGTGACCGCAGCAGCTTTAGTCAAGTCTGCATCATCATTTAATCGCACAAGAAACTTCTGCCTTGGACCATAGGCCAAAGGAACCTTCATGGTTTGTTGAATTACACCAGAGTTATCCTTACGAACTAACTGAATATTATTAAAAATTGTTCCGAAACCAACAACGATGTTGCGTATTGTTTCGTGATAAAATTGTTGTCCTAGCATTAATCTGCACTCCCTGCATCACCAAATGGATTCGATTCACTGAAGTCCAGTATCGTATCATCTAATGAATCAAACAACTCGTTCTGAGCTGTCTTATCCGTTACTCCATCACCCACTATATAGTCTTCCGATATAAGGAAACTGCCATTTTCAAGCAATAAACTTTCACCAAACGAATTTGGGTCTATACTAATTACTGTAGAATCAAGGGTAACATTCGTTGCATCTAAAGTATATCCATTTATATCTATTGTAAATGACTGACCAATAATACTTTCATTTTCTAGTGTAAACTGATAATCAGAACTAGCAGTTGATAGGTCATCAGATATTGCATCAATTTCAGTGATACCTGTATCAAGTTCCTCTGAACCATAATCAAACAACCGACAACGCAGTTTGTAAACAGGGTTGGTATCTAACTGGTTAAAGGGATCATCGTGATCCACAAAGTTAATCTCAAATAATTTTTTAAGTGTGGGGTGATAAATTGCATCACCCTCTAGTGGTCTATCAGCATCAGTTGCGTCAGTCTCGTTTATAATGTAAAATATCTCGCCCTCTAGTTTAGATGTTGAGAGTGTACCAGACTCCAATTGAATTGAACCAGACGATGTTGAGTCTGTTCCCGTTTCTATTTGTACTTGTTTTGTCTTCTCTTGAAATCGTGTCTTACTTACAACGAAAGTTGCTTCACTAAGGTTCTGCAAACCAAACTGAGACATCAGTTCTTGTTCTCCAGCATAGCCACCATCAGAGTTTTCCATATACATTTCAATAAGAGATTGTGTGTTGAATTTAGATAGTGCGTCTTCTCCAAGCACAGTGTCTTCTGCAACTAGTGTGCGGTCAAGATAATATACATCATGTCCGTGAATCTGAATTGCTTCTGCAACTAGGTCAGCATACAAAGATTGTTCAGTTGCAATTGCAGCAACATTACTAGTATGAAAATGTTTATTAACTGCCATGAATTATCCTACCATGTAGTTTACTGGCAACTCAAACGTGAGTGCGATTTGTTCTTCTAACTTATTGATTTCTTCCTGTGCCTGTGAATATATTGTTTCACCATTCATAGTAACACCACCGAGCATTGCAACGCCACTAAACTTAGACAGGTTCGCACCCCACTGTTGTTTGATTAGTGCAGTTGCATATCTCTTGAGATAGATGTCGTCAAAAATATCTGTGTAAGTTGCTGGGTCTAGTTTACGATAACACTCGACAATGATATAGTCTGTTCCAGCAGTAAAGTCATTCTCCCAATCTGCATCGATGTACAGACGGTTTTGATGTTGGTTGAAACGGATTGGTGTTTCACCCACAAGAATATGTTCTAGAAAATCTAAGTTGTCCATAGCCATCTGATACTGAATGACAGACGTAGAGGACAGGTCAAATAAATCATTGAGACGCAACTGGTAACGCATATCAAACATGTTACTACCACCACCCGTGTCTGTAAATGGCCATACCTGTATCACAGACACAACAGCACTTGGCATCGGGATAAAGTTATTACCCTCCAGAAATGTTGCGGTGATGGAATTATCTGATGTATCTGTTCCGGTTGATGTTGTGTTTGCTCTTGCTCGCGTAACTTCTTCTTCGGTAATAAGATGTTTGAGATACATCTTCTCAATACCGTCATAGTGATACTGTGCAAAAAATTGTAGGGCTTCATCGATACGATCATCTGCTTGATCGTCTGATACGTTGATATCAATGACACCAGAACCTAACGCTCGTAAGCAATAATCTTTGAATGTTGATTTACTTGTGGGTATGGCCATGAAGATATCCTTTTTTATATATTTATAAGATTTCGTTTATTGCGATACAGTTTGGGCCAAATTCTACGCCCTCGTCTATCCACCCCCCAATCTTGCGAAACCCCACACTTTCATATGCAGGCAGTGCAGATTTCCTTGGCATAGTCCAGATAATTCTGCATTCTTCTTGTTTCGCACTATTTATAGTAAGTTTTAAAAGCATATTTGACACTCTGTGACCCCTATGTTCTGGACTTACATACAACCCTCTGGACCTGTAAATATTATCATTCGTCTTAAACCCACTATTGACACCTATAAGTTTACCATCTGATTTTGCTGCCCAGAAGGTAGGTTCATACTTCCATATTGTATCTTTCTGTTTTGTTATAGATATGTTTCCATAACCTTCCCACAATTCCGCATCCCATGACAGGGAGCTTCGAGATTCTATTTTACTTACTCTGTTAGGCCACAGACCTTCGTTCCAAAGGTCATATATTTCCTCAAAGGTAGTCTCAGAATATTCACAAATCATATTACTATATATAACATGAACGAAAACAGAATTGGTATGGTATCAACATCACGAAGTGGTTGTACAGTTTTTCGTAGAGCAATATGTAATATATACGGGATGGCAGACTCCAATTCTTGGTTGAAAAAAAATGATTATCAGCACATAGAAGAAACACCTTTCTCAAACCAACCACATATACTCAAAATTTTAATTCATTATGTTCCAGAAAGTAAATTGGGATTTGTTCTCAACGACATGCCTAAGATATGGTTGTACAGGGACGATGAAGTAAGACAGTTTTTAAGTCATGTTGCAAGACTGCACACCAAAGTAAATCATGTATATGAATCAGATGGTCAACCGATACTAGATGACAACTCTGTTATGGCAACCAGAAATCAGTTTGATATCTTTATGTATCGACGTAAGCTCTTTTGGAAGGCATGGAAGGTTTATGGATTTATCAAGAACGAACCCCTGATAAAGTTTGAGGACTTTTTGGAAAACCCAACTGAGGTTGTTGAAAACCTAGAGGAGTGGTATTGGAAACAGTTTAGATTTGGCGCACCAATTAAATTTCCAATGCCACACAAGATTCAAATGGACTATATAGAAAAGTTTGCAAACTACGAAGAGATACTGGAGTGGTTTAATGAGTGATTTTTGTATTGTGTGCGTAACCCGTTCTGGTTCGTATTACATAATGGAATATATGTGCAGAGTGTTTGGTCTTGCCGAAGGAAATGAATGGTTTGGAAGGAACAAAGAGGTTGACCTAACAAATCAATTTGAATTAAAAACAAAAAGAATTGATATTGATTTTCATGTTAACGAGGGGTTGTTGAGTGATCAGGATATCAAAAATCGATTGAGACATCTTGAAAATTTTCCTATACCGTATTGCATAAAATCAATGCCACCACAGTTTACCAACACAATTGAATCTGTCAAGCTTCCTCTTGAACAAAGGATAGAAGTAGCACAAGACATACTTAAAGACTTTGATCTAATATGGTTCAAGAACGAAGATAAGATTTCCCATTTCTGTTATGAGTTGACTTGTATTCGGTGTAGTTCAGCGGGTTATCCTCGACCCAGAGAATATGGAATATATGATTCTGAAAAGAGAGTAACACCACCAGAAAATTCATTTACCGCAACAGTAGAAGATTTTGATAAATTTATGCGACGTGAAGAGTTCACGGATGCCGTGATGAAAACTTTCACATGTCCTGTCGTAACCTATGACGACTTTGTGAAAAATCAAGACCAAGAGATTCAAAGGATTGCCGACTATTACGATTTACAAATGCAAGACGTATATAAAATACCTGTCATACACAACCCAGACTATAGAAACATATTTACAAATTATAGTGAGATTGAAAAATGGTTTACACAATACCAGAGATGATGAGCGGTCAGTGGTTAGAAGGAGAAGTTCTAACCCGTGATAACTATAATGATAAGTTCATAGGACAACTTGCAGACCTGATGGCATCCGTTCACGGTATAGTTACAAAGTCTCCTCGTATTCCCAAGATGCAGGGCATCGTTGATAGTTTAGAACATTGGGATAATTTTACTAAACAGGCTGTAGAAGAATACTACGGAATACGATCAGAGTTAAAACACACCGCATATCTTCACGGAGATATATGGGCAGAAAACGTGATAGTAAATGATGGAAGTCTTATCGGGCTAATTGATTGGGAACACGCTGACGTAGGTGACCCGCATTGGGACTTTAGAATGATCCGTAGATGGATAGGTTGGGACGGTCTTGAAGAGTTGTTATTCTACTATAACGCCAGCACAGGTTTGCAATGCAAAAGAAAATACATAGAAGTATTAGACAAGATATCATTGTGTAATTCTAGACAAATACGAAATTTCACCGACCCATTGTTCACTGAGTATATCAAACTCTGGCCGTCTATTCCACCTCAAAAGTCTCATTAGACTTATTAAATACTCTAACTGTACCATCTTCTTCTGTAACCCTACAGGTGATATTATTTGCAGACATATATGTTCTTGTTGCGGCAGATTTATTTGCAAATATATCATCGTTTTTATTAATAATAATATTTGTGTAATCTTCTTTTGAAGAATAAACTACTTCCATAGTTGAAGTCAACTCATCATCACTTAAAACTCCTGTCCTAGAAATTGTAATATCGGAATAAAATCTTAAGTCAGTCCATTCTTCGGGCCATTTGGTATCTGTATCTGGTCTAGTCATAACTCTAGTTATTGTGTATGTTGCCATTTCTTATCTCCGTTGCAGAAATCTTTTCAATTTCTTCTCCCAATTGTTCCTGTTCAATCTTATAACCAACATCTCTTCCGTATGTTATATTTATAATGTTGGGAACGTGCATAATGATATAATCTACATCATATTCATATCCATGATTTTTAAGATCAACAATAAGGTCTGGTTGGTCGAACCATCCCTCACCAGTGTCTCTTACCATTATTACAACTTGTCCAGTTTTTGCGTGAGCTCTCTTGAAAAGTTCTCTGTGTCCTTGATGCCATGGTTGAAACCGTCCAAGCATTTGTACAGTTGGTTTACGTCTATCCATTTTGAAATCCTTATATTATAATCTTTGGGTTCTATGAAAATTCTATTGGTATCTTCATATTTTCCGACACCTATTGTTGCCATCCATATTGTAAAGTCTGCGTCAAACTCTCGCCGTGTTTCTTCTGTGGGACAAATGAAGTCTGCAACTGCAACTCCACCAGCCATGACCACACCATCTGAAAGGTGTTTCATTCTTTGTGATTGTCGAATACGTCCCTCTGTAGAGAAGTCCCAATCATCGTATTTCTCTCTTACTTGATCTGCATTTATCCATATACCAAATAAACTTTTGGCCAGAGGTTCAGCAAATGTACTCTTACCTGATCCCGGTAAACCCATCACTAAAATTTTCATGTTAAAAAAACCTCACTTACATATTTTTTATTTAACTCAACTGCACCATCATAAATTTCATTTTCAAAAGATTTTCTATCTTCCACACTCTTGAATTTTTGGTGCATATAATTCCAATCGTATTTATCATCCAAAATATTCAAATTCATAATTGACATACCAGATTGAGCAGATTGCACCAAACTAATATCTATATTATTCTCGTAGAATTTTTTATTAATGTCCTGAGCAAAAACGCTACACTCAGCTGAAGTCCAAGTATCATTGACCCATCCATCACGATAACCACCATGCGGGTCACCCCCAAGATCGTCTGTTAAAGTATATCCATATTTTTCAGCATTCTCATCAAATTCACTAAAAATACCTGTGCCCCTACCACCACGATTTCTGTATATACCCAAACCATTTATTGATATACTGTCTATTGCAGTTTCCTTGTTGATTATCATAGACGACCATTTCTCAAGAGTCTCTGGTGTTTCATGGGGAAGACCTGCTATGAGTCCAGCATGAAGCACTGAATTTTCACCCAGTGATTCTTTTACCTTTTCAAGAGTTCTGAGAACTTTGTCGGTAGGTAGTCCTTTACCAATTGATTTTGCAGATTCATAATTAAGTGATTCTAACCCAAAGAAAATAGATTTAGTTCCAATGTCTCGCAGAATAGAGATTTGTTCTGGAAATCTCTCCAACAACTCCAAACGTATATATGCCCACAATCCACTATAAGGACTAGTTGCATCTTTCACCTTTTTAAATCTCAACAATTTATCTGTTGTCTCGTTGAATGTGTCATCACTAATCATATAATATTTGGTATTGAAGTTCTCATGGTTGGATAATAGTTCGTCATATAAACTTTTTTCTGTCCTGACATAATCATCAGTAGGCAATCTACCTAAAAATGGGAACGCACAAAACTTACATTTAAAACGACATCCCCTAGCAACCATCAGTGGCAATAACTCTCCCCTAGATACTGTATCATTTTTTCCAAACAATGGTTGTTGGTTGGGGAATGTAAATAATTCTTCATTTGCATATAACTTTTCCTCTATTATTACTGGTGCAGAATCAGAATCTTTTAAATATTTTAAAATTGAATTATCACTAATACCATGAAAAATATTAGAAATCTTATCACCATATAAATCAAAGAACCCCCAACTATGTCTACCATTACCACCAGTAATAATATCCACATCGGTATGATTAAAATACAAATAGTCTATTAATGGCCTAAATTTTTCTGGATCATCCATAAATGTTGTACTAAACCCAAAAAATATTGTATCACCAGAAACTACATCATCAAGATAATCTTTAAGTTGTTCAAAATTATTTTCAATAATGAACATAATATTATCAATTACTTTTATGTTGTATCCATGCAATCTGCAAATAGATGATATTGAATATGACCCAGCAGACTTAGTAGGTACTGCTCCAGCACTTTTCATATCATTGAAGATGAATCCATGATATTTCATATCGTTAGGTAATCCTGTTTCATATATTTCATAATATTTTTCCTATTAACAACCTGACCATTTGATGTTATGGCCATTGCATTGTAATTCGTTGGTATAGGTAAAGACATTTCACTTTGCACATCAGGAGGCATATTAGTCTTTACCATACTATACGCATAATCCTTATCCCACCTTGCAATAAAATCCCTTATGGACATCTTGGTCTTCAAAAATTCTTCTGGTTTGCTCCAATAATTAGTATGCCAAACTATCTCACGATCAATGTGTTGATTGATCGCAAACTTCTCTATCTGTGGTGATAGGAAGAATGGTTGATAATGACTCATATCAAACGAATCAACTTTGATATTCTGCAAGAATCGAAAGGATTGTGTAAGTAATGTGTATTGTGTTATTTCCCACCAACGACTATGGTGATATTCATAGTCCTCCTCATAAGTATATCTTTCACTATTTATATACCTACTGTGTGGGTATCCCGTACTACCAAATAATCTATCAGCTTCACATCCTGTAGTAAATATATTGTTAGATATATCAGCAGCACCAAAAATATTACCCTCATCTATTGTGTGTTTGGTAAATGATATAATATCCTTATATGCCTTTGGATATTCTTTTATAGGTTCCCAACCAGAAGTCACTACATTTATCTGATCATATGGACACACTTCAGCAAGTGCAAGAAGAATAGCAACACTGTCAATACCACCGGAGTAGAAAACATCAATTATCTTACCCATGTCTCGCATCTCTGTTGCACGTTCCAACATAATGTCTGTGAAAGATGGTAGGTTGTCGGTATACTTATACTCAACTACTGGGTAGAAGTCATTACTGGTTCTGAACAAAAACTCCTCACCACCACCAAGTTTATCATTAAGATACCAGCTAGGTTGACGATTTACATTCTTTAGTTGTCGAGACTCAAGTTCCAATAGAAATTTAAATTCTTCTTTGAAATCGTTATCAAACCTTTCCCAATGTTCAAACCTAGGTAAGTTTTCAATATATGTCTTCCAAGCACTTCTGTAGTCGTCACTTAGGTAAACGAAACTGTTCATAATCATTCCATTCATGAGGTTTGTTTCTGTGGTTTGTAAAATGTACAAACTTTATATCAGGATGAAACTCTCCACCCATATATATCCAATCATTACCTGTCTTTTCTTTATATTTTTCAGTCATACTGTATTGCCAAGTTCTGGTGTTTTTATAATCAATAACTTTATTATCTGCAACCCATCTGGTAAACCATTCGTCAGGAAGTGTAATGAGTTCTAGTCTCTCATTCACACTATCTCCTACAAAATATTGTTCCCCATTTACTGGTCCTGTAGTAGTTCCGTTTTCAATATAGAACTTTTGCCAGTGATGCACATCACTCATAAACTTATCGTAGATGTAACGACACTCCTTCGGATAGTATTTGAAGAAACCACCATTGAGTTGATAAAGATTTGAGTCATTTCTCCACCATCCCGGCATCGCAAGAAACTGCCCCGGCTTGATTGGATAGTCAAAAACCTTCTTATAATCATTGGCCAATAGAATGTCAATGTCCATAACACAGATAGGTTCATCAGTGTCCATCTGCATACCCCACATCTTGTTCCATTGCAAAGTTACGTCTGGATGATATGGTTCACGAATCCAGATAAAGTTATGTTCTGGTAGTTTGTTCTCTAAGTATGTCTCATACTCTGGACCATACTTATCACCGATACGAACTGCTACGATATCCATCCATCTACCCTCTGTTTTGTCGGTCTATGTCCTCGGAAATAAGCACCGTCTGCTTTTTTTAAAACCTTCAGTAAATTATTATACGCATTTACCAACTCATCTAGAGTATAATATGCGTGTGACATGTGATAACAAAAGATATTAGTTGCATCGAAAAACACAGTTTTTCCTTTAATTTTTTTCAAGAGTTTATCATAATCTGGTGATATAACATCCATCAACCAATATTCAATATCATAATCCTTTTGCATTTTTTGTTCTAATTTTCTTAAATCTTCAAATGCAGGCATGTCTTTCTTTGCGTTTTTAGATGCGATAGAATCAGGCATTACCATATTGTGAGTGAGCCTTTGACCGTAATAATAAATTTCCTGTAAAGACATATTCATTTCTAAAATCATTTGTTTTATGTCTAAATTTTCTTGACAATAATCAAACAGAACAATCTCACCGTCAAAATCTAATCGATCAACTATGAATGCAGCACGTTGACCTGCCGTGGTAGAAAATATGATATCAAATTTTTCCGTAGGTAGTTCTCCAACTCTTTCTGTATTCTCTATATAAAAATGTTTTCGTATTCTTGTCATAAATCTACTAAAATAGTAGTCATTTAAATCTACATTATCAAGGTCTTTCCAAGTTTCAGTTTGATGATCTCTATAGTATGAAAAAGACTTTCTTGATCTTTCATCTTTCGTAAAATTTGTGACAGTAGGCAGACCTTTCACATCAATCCATGGCGGGGTATAGTCATCATGGAAATTGTCGGGGGATCGTTTAATAACACCATACCTCTCAGACATATCTGGAGCTCCAATATCCTTCCACATTGTCAAATTTAAATTCATATGTTGGTGGTGAAAATATGCTTTACGGTCTGGTCTTGCCATTATGTGTGCTTTGCAAAACTGACCACTCTCCACAAAATCATAGAAGTCTGTTATCGGTGTTTGTCTTTTCTCTGGACCACCAGATACCATATCAAATACCATACCAACTGATACAATCATAGCATGAGTATGATCACAATTTAAAAGAACATCATGAACTTCACTTCTATAACAAAAATGAACATCGTGGCCACTGTTCCCTCCAGTGGCACCACCTGATACCATAAATGTTGTAGTTTGGGTTTGTTTCTCTATTCCAAAATCCCACTTTAGTTTATCTGGATAAACTACTAGAAACAACATATGTTTAAATCTTGTATATATTTTTTTATTCTCTGTTTCACCCACCCACAAGGTAACAAACTCATCAAAGTTATTCATTGATCTCTCTCAATACATCTTTACCAAACTGTTTTACCAGCGATTTCTTCATCAACTCTTTGCGTTCTTTATTAAAACCACCATGCATAATAAAGTGGAACCTATTCTCGTTTGAGCTGTTTAATGCTTCGTGATTTACGCCGTTGTCAAACCAGAAACCCGTGCAGTTCTCAAAGGGTAACTCTTCCTTTGTGTCTGTGCGTCTCAGATAACAATTCTCTGGTTGATAAAACGCAAGATTGATTGCACCAGCAATGTTTCTAGTTCTTCCTTCTCTATCTCTTTTTTCATTGGAGTCATTATGATCTACAATAGCACCGCCCGGTTTCAATAACATAAATCGCAAACGTCGATAATTTTTGTGTGGAAAATCTTCCAACCATCTTTTAGTCTCAGGTGCGACCTCTGCAATCTCCGTCCATCCCCAATCAACATTATTCTCAGATAAACCATGCCCATCTGGATTTTTTGTATGATACCATCCTAGTGATGGGTCAGAACCTTTCTCCACATAACTGTGTATGGCCGCAGAACACCAACCATCTCCATCACCGTATCTATGATCTACAAAGAACCCCTCATCATACACTGTCTGTGCTTCTTGAATACAAACCTCCGGTATCTCTATGTCCATCTTGAGATACCAAACATCATTATCTCTACACCAATCTACGATTTTTTTGCTTATCATTTTCCTATCACCATAAATCTTTCCATACCATTGTCTAATGTCTTTGTTCCACTATACATGATGTCCACAAACTCTGCTTGTTCTGCAAGTTCCTCTGGACCACTCACACAATTGATGTGGTCCTCATATTTATCCTCGTTTGTAGATTGCAAAACATATATTGGATTTCCACTTAAATTTTTATTAAGTTCACGGAATCTACGCATGGGAAACATATGTTCACAAGAAGTATTGATAAGAACATCAAAGGCTCCATAATTTTCTTCCTTTCTCCATATTTCTTTAAACATAATATCCGTTATGTGACATTCGTATTTCTCTTGATCCTTATATCTTTTATTAAACTTGTAAGATATGTCTTTAGCGTCACGATCAATTTCAAAATTATAAATGAACTCAACACCGTGTTCTATCAAAAGAGGAATGATATATTGTGAGTACCACCCAGCAAGTATTGCAACTCTTTTTGGTTTAATTTCTAACTTGATTAATTCTTGGATTATCCACAACTTACTTTCTAATTGAGATCGGTTCATGGAATCCAATACTCTTTTTAACAAGTATGGTTCTGACGATGATAATGCGTTTTTCCAATCATGAGCTAACTCTGGAGTAAATTTTAAGTATTCCACAATAATTTTAACTCCTCAACATCACTAGTTTCTGCACTATTATTAAACAAACAAATTTTGTGGTCTTCTCTTATTTTATTTTTCTCCATATCATCAGGAAAAATATTTCCCTTATACCATGAATATATATCTCCTTGTGGAAATCCTTGCAAAAATCCCTCATCTTCTTTCCAAGGATCATACCAATGGTGGGCAAAGTAGTTATCCAAACTTGGGTATGTAAAGAAAACAACTTCGGGATGTTTCATAACATGCTCCCACACAGGCACCATCTGATTCTTCTTCCATACTATGACTGATGAATTGAGTGGAGTTGATTTATGCTTTGCATAGTTTTGTTTAACAGTATGAATATCATTCCACCAGCCACGAACAATCCATGGCTTGTCGTTAGGTAAATCAAAGAAATACTTTAAATCTTGATGAATGATAACATCAAGGTCAAGGAAAAGAAACTTGGAGTTATCAGGGAAATGTCTATTGTCGCCGGGGGTTTGTCCGTGACTAAACATATGACACTTACGATATGCCCAGAAGAAACCACAGTCTTCATCATAGAACTCGTCTAGTGTATTTGGAATTGGAATGTGCCAGTCTTTTTCTGACTTGTCGGTAAAGCACCAAAACTTAAAGGGAACAGAACAGTTTGCCTCGCACTGTTCTTTTAACTTCTCAACATAGGAGTCATCATATTTGTCTCCCCACTTCATACATAATATATTATTCATCTTCATCCTTTTCATATATAAAATCGTTATTTCTATGTTCGTATTTTTTAAAACGAGAGAAAAATAACCTCACTCTATAAATAAATATTTTTATATTCATTGAATAACATCTCTCCTATATACTGATGGCCTTTTTTGTTTGGATGAGTGTCCTCCATTGACATTCTATAAATTTTTCCTGATGGGTCAAGTTTATCTAAAAGGCTATCTATATTATAACCACCTATCCTCTTGAAAATAGGCCATCCTATAAATTTGTTTTCATCTATTTTCTTAAAGAGAGGGTGTGATATAAATTCTTTAATTCCTATTTCATGATCGGCGGGGCCCGCTTTAAAAGTTTTAAATGAACCATCAGCAAGTTTGCCAAATGATACATCTTCGGCAAATTCTTCCGTCCCTTGTATCATAAGATATTGCACATTTTTTAACAATTCTTGAGCTAGAAAAAAAGTTCTTAAAGATTTCATTGATTTAGCTTTAAAATTTAAATATTTTGATATGTTTTGTTTTGCCTCTATGTTTATAGGAAATTTTCCTAAAGAGTTAGCTCTATGCGGATGAAAAGTATTCCAACCGAGATATCCCTCTCCTGTTTCAAAATCTAGTCTTGGCCATTCACTCCACATAATAACAACCAATCCAATATTTTTTTCATCAATAACATCCAGAACCTTGGCAAGCATGTACTCGTTACCCTGACCAGAATTGCCTAGATTAACACACTCCATATCAAGCATATCTGCAAGGTGTTGCGGCCACCTTGGAAAATCAAAGTCTAAATTAGGACTCCGAAACGACCGTAAATTGTGATGAGTATAACTGCATCCTATAGCAATGAGTTTTTTTCTAGAAGACTTGAACATTATATAATTTTGAAAACTCCATCGCATCGTTCCAAGTATCCACTATCGGCATACCCTTTATATTTAGGGATGTGTTCAGAAGCATTGGACAACCTGTTTCATCATACCACTCCTCCAGTATTGAACGGATTATAGAACTACAATCTTTCTTAACCACCTGTACTCTTGCAGTTCCATCAACGTGTGTAACAGAACTATAATCGTGTTTGGCTTTTGCGACAAACTGCATGTACTCGTTCATTGGTCCTTCGAAGTATTCGTCTGCATATTCCTCTAGAATTGCTGGTGCAAAGGGACGAAAATTCTGTCGTTTCTTAATGTCGTTTACAGTATCCTTGATGTCATATCGTGGATCACCAAGGAGTGAACGATTACCAAGTGCCCGTGGTCCAAACTCTGCACGACCATTTGCAACACCACACACTTTGTTCTTCAACAACTCTTCTACCACCTTTTTTGGATTTACACCCCTACCAATAAAAGTTCCAAGGTATGGGTTTCTCCATTTCAACTTTCTTTTAAGAACCAGTGCTGCAGCGCCCAACGCACTACCAGCATCGCCGGGTGAAGGCATAATCCAAATGTTCTTGTTCTTGATCTTTGAGTTTGCAACACAATTCAAAGCACATCCACCCATAAGAACTAAGTTTTCACTTGGACATAACTCTACAAGTTT